ACTTGCGGCGTCGAAGTCGTCGTGGCAGTGTTAGCGGAACGCGAAGTCCCGAAGATATCGCCTAGGATGCTCATTCGCCAAGGCTCCTTTTAAGAATCTCGCCAACGGGCAGAGGACCAGCTTGGCGTGTAGTTCCGGTCTTGGCGTCGCGAATTTGCCTCATCAGATCGTACAGACGGCGGGCGCCTGCGTTAGAAGAACCGTCCCCAAGCATGGAGACTACGTCGGCGGGGATGACGAACTCGCCATCCGAAAGAGCCGCAGCCCTCCGCCCATTGATGGACGTTGGGATCAGGTCGTCGAGGCCGCCGCCGGGACCAACGGCAATCTTACCGCCGCCTGCCAGCGGAACAAGGCCCCCGCCAGCAAAGGCTTCGGGCATTTGACCGCGCATCATGTTTATAGCATAGTCATCGGCAAAATTAAAGTCATTGCCGAGAACAGCGAGGCCGCCTTCAGCGTACTTCACGACGCCGCCCCTGCGATAACCACCGCCATCACCGCCGCCTCCACCGTCGCCGCCACCGCCGCCATCACCACCCCCACCATCTCCGCCGCCGCCATCACCGCCACCATCTCCACCACCATCGCCCCCTCCGTCACCGCCGTCGCCACCGCCAGCATCACCGCCGCCAGCATCACCGCCCTCGCCAGCATCACCACCAGCATCGCCAGCATCACCGGCATCGCCGGCATCGCCGGGAGCATCGCCGCTATCCACCCCGCCTGGCTGGGAATCTGCGTCGGCGTTGGCGGCAGCGGCATTGGCGTCGGCTTGGGCCGCAGCATTGGCAGCATCTTGAGCGTCGGCAAAACCACCGAAGTCAGCGTCACCCCAACCTTCGCCTAGGCCATCTGGAGCGCCAAAAGCTCCGCCCGGTGTGCCCGGTGCGCCAGGGCCGACTTCGCCAAATACGCCCTGCCCCACTGCTTGGGCGTCGGGTTCGGTGGCAGCAGCCAAGGCTTCAGCGGCAGCTTGTGCCTGGGCAACCGCTCGCGCATCCTCAAGTTCCTGTGCAGTAAGCGGGGTATTTTCTAGCGCGTTGAGCATGTCTTGGACGGCGCGGTCGTGAATTTGTGCGTGTGCCCTAGCCGGTGCTCTTGCCGCGTCAGCCGCACTCATGCTGCGACCGGCAGCAATAGCGGCACCGACGAGGCCACCCGGCACCCCGCCAACAAGGCTGCCGAGGGAAAAACCGCGCGCCAGATCTGAAAGGCTAATGTCGCCTAGGCGACCCAAATCAAAACTACCGAGGTTGCCGAGGTTGCCGGGATTGGGGCCAAGGTCTATGCTGCCGGCCATCTCGCCGCCCATGTTGACGCCGCCAGTTCCTAGGCCGCCATCACCACTCCCGCCGCCGCTACCGTCACCACCGCCAAGGCCACCGCCGTCCGTGCCAGTACCGCCGAGGTCGGGAGAGGGGCCGCCGAGGTCGGGCAGAGCGCCTTCGCGGTAGGAGAAGAAAGAAGGAATGCCACCCGTCATAGCAGCGGTGAAAGGATCGAAAGAGTCGGGCGGGGGCGGCGTGTAGGAGCGGAACACATTACCGCTTGAGGGCAACGCAGCAGGGAGGGCGTTGAGGGCCGGCGCGAAAGCCATAGTCCGCACGATGCCGTCTTCAGGCGCACCAATCCCCACAGCAGGAACGTCGGTTTCTGCGGAGAACGGCGCAAAAGAAGGGGCAAAAAGGGTGTCGGACATGATGGGCCTTCTGCTGCTTATTATACCACGTTAGGTTTGGAAAATAAACCTAGCGGACGTCGACGAAGTTGCTGGACTGGAGGGCGAGCAGGAGTTTGCCGACGACGTTGGTGAGGGCCGTGACCGACGGATTTAGCATATCGACGGTGATGGGGGCGCTGACGGTGCCCTGCACAATGAACTGGGGACGGGTGCGCCGACCGGGGTCGAAGAGGTCGCTCTGTTCGAGTACTGTAATGAGCCGATTCCATGCGTCGCGGGAGGCAGGGTCCCAGGCGTCAGGGGGCGTAGGAAAGGTGCGGGAGGAGATGCGCCGGGTCATCGCAGACCGTCAGGTTCGATTGCCATGCGGAACTGACCCATCCGCCACGGCACGTTGGAAGAAGTCGAGGACTGGATTTGGATGGCCAGTTCGCGGCCCCGCAGGCGGGTGGAGATTTTCTGGGTGTTGCCGGTCACGGGGAAGGGACCCTTGGTGATGACCGGGCCGCCTGGATATTTACGGGCTTGGAGCGAGATGTTGAGGGTGCCGACGTAGGGCGTATTGTCGGACAGGTTGGAGAAGTCGGGCACGAACTTGTTGACGAACACAATGCTGTTGCCGTCCTGCTGATCGAAGTACGCGCCTTCAAGATTGGCAGCGAGGACGGAGCTATCGGCAGTGTAGCCAGATTCCTGATAATAAATGTTGGAAGCCTTGTCGTCAATGGCAAGGGGGCGCGAGAACGTATTGCTATCTTCCCAGACTGTGCGGGGCATGGTGCCGATGGACCAGTGCTTCTCGCGCGTGTTATAGATGACGTAGCGGTCGTTCTCGCCATTAGGCGATTCGAGGGAAGGATAGAACCACATGATTTCGTCGAAGGTCGAGTTCGAACCCACATAGATCTTTTCAAGTTGGAACTGGTCCAAATTGTCATAGATGTAGCGGAGGACGGTACAGCTCAAAGTTTGGAGGCGACCATCATACTGGTAGAACTGGCCGTTGGCTGCCATCCAATAGAGTGTGCCGTTGTATTCGATGGCTGCGTTACGGGCAATGATGCCACACTGTTCACCGACAGCGGTGAAGCCAAAGACGTCGTTGCCGCCGATATAGGACTGGATGAACAGGTCGTTGTCGGTTAGGATGGCAGTCTTGTCGCCAATGCGGTTGACGGCCCTAATCTCGGAGCCACGGCTCGGCAGCGGATAGTCGCCTGCGGTGTTGATGTTGGAAGGCGTCCAGTCGGTGAAGTCTTCTTGAGAACACCAGCGGACTAGGAGCGGACTGTAAACGCCGGAAATGTCATGGGTGCCGTAGAGGAGAACGTGCCTAGCTTCGGAGGCGACGCGCACAATCTGGTTGACGGAAGGGGCTGCCGTGACGATAGTGGCGCGACTGACAATTCCGGCGCTGGTATCCCAGTACATGAGCGGGCCGCCAGAAGGAACGGCCATGATATCGGTGCCCCACAGATCGAGCGACCACTGACGAAGGGGAAAAGGCACTGGCGAGGAGGGGGTGCCCCAACCAAAGTTGCCGCTCCAAACGCCGATGCCCCAACCCGAAACAAATTCGGTGGAGATGTTACCGGCTGGATAGGAGAAGCCGATGGTGATGGCACCGCCCGTAGCTACAGATGTGGCCACGGCAGTCAGGCTAACATTGAATGCGAAGGCATTGGCGTCGATAACGCTGACCGGGAAGGTGGCCGTCGTCGAGGAGATCGCGTTGATGACGATGTTGCCGCCGATGGTAGCGGCAGCAGATACGACCTCGACGAGGCTGCCCGTCGTGAGACCGTGGTTGGAGACGGAAACGACGATTCTGTTAGAGCCTGCGGCAGTAGACAGCAGATTGCTGGAGGCGAGGGTGGAGGTGATGGGCGTGATGGTATAGAAGGTAGAAAGTTCGCTGGAGAATAGGCCCACATTAGTAGCGATGACGGCGGCAGGCTGGCCTCCCCGACTACGAACCGAAGTTAGGTAGCGCGGCACGCCGAAGATTTTGCTATCTTGGGAAGGGTCGATGACGCGCTGCCAACCGCCCATGAGTTCGGGGCGTCCGAAGCGGAAGCGGATTTTATCGGCCTCAGTCCAAAAGCCGCTCGCATCAAGCTGAGTCCTCTCCTTGACGACTCCGACCTGAAAGGCAAGTTCCCTGAGTTCTTGGTCCTGAAAAGTGACCGACATCAGACTGTCTCGGTGATCCGAACGCCGTAGTTATCGAGCAAACCCGCCATCAAATCAATGCTGGTAGTGCTTGTGTTGATGATGAGGGCCGGGCCAGAAGGGGGAAGCGCGGTGCCCGAACCCGCAGACTGCTTGGCAGTCACGTTGAAGGCGCCGCTAGTCTGGCGGATGAAGATGTAGGTCTTGGGCGAGGCCGGCATAATGATGTTGGCGTGACCGGTCAGCGTCCCCTGCACCAGAAGAATGGCGCAGCGCGCTTGGTCTGCGACAGCGTTAGCCGTTGACAGCGTGGTGTCCCCGGATGAGACGCTGACGACGGCAATGCCTGCGACCGCAGCCGCGATCAGGTCGAGGTTGTTGTTCGTCTTGATGCCCCAAGTGGTGGCGTTCTCGCCGGTCGCTTGGAGTTCTAGCCGAAGGAGGGGATCATAAGTCGAGGGCATTACTTGCGCTCCTCAAGGATTCGTGTTACTTTGTCGTCGATTCTATTTAGCACAATTGTCAGCTTATTTTCAAGGTCGGAGACAACCTCTCGCGTGGCGAAGTCCTTGTTGACTTGGGCGACATGATTGTGATGAAGCTCTTGCAGATGTTCGGCTTTTTTATGCACGACGGAAAGCTCCCGTTGCAGATAGGCACCGTAAGCCAGCAAGAGCGGCCACAGGAAGGTCGAGACGAAATCGAAGAGAAGCTTGACGTCCATGTGAGGGTCCTTAAGCTGGACTGCTCATTGAAGGATTCCAGACCACCGGAGTGACCAAGATGTTCGAGCCGTCTTCGGTAAGCAGGTACTCGTTGTTTTCGAGCGCGAGATAGTTGTCGAGGTTTTGCAGGGCGCGCCCATCAGGGACCTTGCGAGACTCGTAGCGGGGGCGGGGCGGCCTGTTCTGCGGATGCTTCTTGAGGTCATAGGCCCCATCGTAGCAGGCAGAGCAGACAACGAGGTTAGTGGATTCCTTGCGTAGCTGGCGGCGGTAATACTTCTGGCCGCACCTATCGCAGAGGGACCAAACATTGAGCGCCATGACTAGGAACCATAGTTGGTCTGGTCGGGCCTCGCGTCAGGAACTTGCTTGAGTTCGCGGCGGGGCTTGGCCGACTTGTTTTGGGGGTGGCTCTTCTTGTCGAACAGGCCGTCGTAGCAGGAGTAGCAGACGACGAAGTTGGTAGTTTCCTTGCGGAGGTCGCGGCGCTTGTAGTCGAAACCACAGCGGTCGCAGACCGACCACATGTCGAGGACAGACATTACGGCTGCCCCGCGATGGTATTCTCAGGAGAGCCGTTATAACGGTTGACGGTGTCGGAGCGGCGCGCCCGGCTGGACTCGATGTTGAGGACCGCCAGTTCTTCGTCGAGGATGCCCTTCCAGACGGTGACGGCGCCAGCGTTCTTGGTCCACGCATTCGCGAACATCATAGAGGCAGCGAAGAAAGCCGCGTCTGTGTAGGTCGCGAAGTAGTTGGTCGGAGTAGACGAACTCAGAATGCTGACGCGGGGAATGTATTCGATGAGGGCCGTGGTGTTGGACGGCGGCGTCGGCGCCAAGAAGATGGTGGCGTTGTCCTTGGGCGCATAGTACTTGGTGGGCGCGCAAGAAGTGTAGTCGGGCCAGTAGGCCGTGAGGTATTCGTTGTTCTGTTCGAGCAGGTTGTTCCAGCCGCCCGTCGCACACACTTGAATGGACTTGAGGACAAGCAGGTTGTCGGGCAGGGTCAGGGTCCGGGTGGATGCGCTTACCGAGACCTCGGTGAAGGTGATGATGTTGACAGGGTCAAGGCGCCGCTGCAAGTGGGACTGGGCGCGCTCAATGATGGAGGGCAGCGCCGAGACGAACTCAGCGGAGTCTTCCTCCATGTTGGCGATGATGTCGTTGGTGAGGGTCGTGTAGGTATATGGCATTAGCGGCCAATCCTAATGAGGACCTTGCCCCGTTCGCGGTCTTCGCGCATGGCGTCCTTGACGGCCCGTTCGTATTCGGCGCGCAGCAGGGCGAGGCGATTGGTGTCCACGCGGTTGCCACGGCGCAGGCCAATCCAGTAGGCGAGGCCGTAGACGAGGGCGGGCATGAAACGCCGGGGGACGTCCACGTTGTCGAAGGCACGCAGCGTGTTTTCGGCGTTCTTCTGGATGGTGAGGACGACGGTGTAGGTCTGGTCGGGGACCGGCCAGAAGTTCATCACGTTGGAGTCACGGCGGCGATCCCACCAGTAGCGGGTCGGGCGGCCTGACTGGGACTTGGTAGGAATTTCTGCCCAACGCTCGAAGCCGTCCCGCTCGATAATGATGTCAGTGCTGGAGGTGCGAATGCTGGCGACAAGAACGTCGGAGATGGTCTGATCGAATGTCAGAGAGGAGACAGAAACGGAGACGGGGACTGCCGTGGTCTCGATCTTGTGCAGGAGGACGTTCTTGTTCTGGAGGTCCGTCAGCAGGTAGTCGAGGCCGCGCCGCGCGCTGATAAGTTCGTCAGCGAGGACGGGACCGCCCCCAACCATAGCAGCGGCATCCTGCAAAAGATCATCGAACGTAGGGTCGAAGTTGGATATGCCGCTGGTTGCCACGGGCGTTACTCTCCGTTACACGACCCCGTAGATGGTGACGAGCGGGCCGCCCCCAGCATAGGAGGTACGGACGAACGGGACGTCGAGATCGAAGGGAACGACAGCCTGGGTAACGGCGGCGGTCACTTCAGCGAAGGCGATCCACGGACCAGTCGCAAAAGGCGCGGCTTCAAGGAAGACGGAGGGACCAGCGGCGGCGCTCTTCTGGACGAAGAAGGTGCGGGTCGGCGTGCCGTCGAAACGGTAGTCAAGGTCGATAGCGGGGCTGGTGGTGGCCGCCGAAGTCGAGACTTGAAATGTGACGAGGCGGATAGACTTGATGGCGGGCATGATATGCTCCTAAAGCAAGGAGAGCAGGACCTGCCTAAGCAAGCCCTGCCACACCCCGTTAGATAATCTGAACGTGAACGATGACCGAACCGGTA